TAATTGCTACTTCCAGCTTCACCACAACAATCATGTATTTTTATAAATGGTTCAAGTATCTGATTATCAAAAATTTTTCTATTTACAGTAAGAATGTTAGAAATATTTCTATGGGTATATTCAGAATCTAAGCATAATGCTTTAGCATCAGTATATCCCTCTACTCCACCATAATCCTCAGGTGGTAAGAGTTTATCTGGTTTAGTTAAAAATCTAAGTTCTTCCCAAATTAACTCAAGTTCCTTATCATTGTAAAAATTTTCTATAATTAAATGAGGA